GGTGCTGTAAATGTTTTGGATGCTGCTTCAACTTGGTCTATTACAGGAGTCCAGCTAGAGGTAGGCTCTGCTACTGAGTTTGAGCGCAGACTGTATGGCACTGAGTTAGCTTTGTGTCAGAGGTATTTTGAAACTAATTATCCTTCTGGAATAGCGACAGGAGCAATTAGTTTACCTGGGTTTGTTTCAACAAATAGTTCTAGCAATGCTTCTAGTGAAGCATCGGGCGTTCAATTTTCTGTCAAAAAACGAGCAACTCCAACCATAGTAATTTATCACATTACTTCTGGTGCTTCTGGTCAAGTTTATCGTGTGAGTGATGCGGTATCTGTTGGAGTAACGCCAACTCATGTTGGACCTAGTGGAATTGGTTTTCTTGCGCTGGCATCGTCAAATGCAAACGGATATTACTGGAACTACACTGCTTCTGCGGAGTTATAAAAATGTATAAACTTACATCACTGGATAAATTTAGCCAAAAAGTAGAAAGTGTAATTCGCATAGCCGACAACGCTTGCATCCCATTTGATGAAGCCAACACAGACTACCAAGAATACTTAGCATGGCTTGCTGAAGGTAATACTCCAGAGCCAGCAGACGGAGAATAATAAATGGCACTTAGTAAGATAACAGCCGACAGTATAGCAGATAATAGTTTAACTGCTGATACAATAGCAGATGGTTCTGTTACTGCTGCTAAAATCGCAGATGGAACAATTGTTGCTGCTGAAATTGCTGATGGTGCAGTAACATCATCTAAAATAGCAACAGGTGCAATTACTTCTGCAAAACTTGCTTCAGGTGCTGTGTCTGCTGCTGCTGTTTCAGATCAAGCAAACTCCTCTACTGGATATTTTCATTTACCAACAGGTACAACTGCCCAACGCCCAGAAAGTCCTTCAGCTGGATATACTAGAGTAAACACAACGACAAGTTCAATTGAGTTTTATGATGGTTCAAATTGGATTGCTACAAATTTAATACCTAATATTGACTCAATTAGTGGATCAATTTACAACGCTGTTCCATCAACGTTGACCCTATCTCTAACTAATGCATCAAATTTAATTACTGTAGAATACTATGAAGGTAACTCTTTGCTAGCTACCGAATCTAATATAACTGTAACTGGTGGATCTGCTAGTTCATCTGTTCCTTCGGTAGTATATGGGCAAACTATTGGAGATACTATATCTATTAGAATTGTAAATTCTGACGGAACTAAATCTAGTAACAGCATTAATAAAACGGTTACTGGACTTCCTACTGGTGGAACAATTACTACTTCTGGTTCTTATAGGATTCATAAATTTACTTCTTCAGGTTCTTTTACAGCCCCCTCAGGATTTTCATCGAATGTAGAGCTTCTTGTTGTTGCTGGTGGAGGAGCTGGAGGTAGACACTCTGGTGGAGGTGGAGGTGCTGGTGGTTTAGTTTACTATGGGGCAGAAACTCCAAAATCACCAAATGGTAGTGCTTTTTCTTTAGGTGCTGGCACTCACACTGTTACTGTTGGCGCAGGAGGAGCAATTGTTACTGGTACATATCCCAATGGCATCACAGGTCTTAATGGTAACGGAAATGGTGGTGATGGTTACTATGGTAATGATTCTTCTTTTGCTATTTCAGGTGGCTCAACAATTACTGCTGTTAGAGGCGGAGGTGGGGGGCACTATGCATCGAATGGTAATCCTGGAGGTTCTTCAGGTGGATCTTCACGAAATGTTGGTGCAGCTGATTCTGCTACATCTGGACAAGGAAATATAGGTGGTTCAGGTAGTTATACGGGTGGACCCTATCCAGGTGCTGGGGGTGGGGGTGCTGGAGCAGCAGGAGCAAGTAATTCTACTGGTAATGGCGGTAACGGAGGTGTAGGTCTTCAGTATTCAATTTCTGGTAGTGCTACATATTATGCAGGCGGTGGCGGTGGAAACGTACAAGACAGTCCTGGAAGTTATGTTGGAGGAACTGGAGGTTCTGGCGGTGGTGGTAATGGCAGTAGTCAAGGCAGTGGATGTCAAAATGGAACTGCTAACACAGGAGGTGGAGGTGGTGGAGAGCAATATAACGCAGGTAGCCCACTTGGTGCTGGTGGTTCAGGTATTGTAATTATTCGCTATATAGTATAACACAGGAAAAATAGTATGTCACATTTTGCAAAAGTAAAAGACGGTATTGTTGAACAGGTGATTGTTGCAGAACCTGAGTTCTTTGACACGTTTGTTGATAACTCACCTGGAGAGTGGATTCAAACTTCTTATAACACAAAAGGTGGAATTCACTATAAACCAGACAGTAACACACCAAGTGAAGATCAAAGTAAAGCATTAAGAAAAAATTATGCTGGTGTTGGCTTTTCGTACGATAAAAGTAGAGATGCATTTATTCCTCCAAAGCCATTTCCATCTTGGACTTTAAATGAAGATACTTGTTTGTGGAATTCACCTGTACCTTATCCTGATGATGGAAATTTATATACTTGGGATGAGTCAACAACTAGCTGGATATTAGAATCAGCATAATAATTAGCTAAATATAATAAACAAAGAATTTAAGGTAAAACATGGCAGTTAATACTAGAGCTGGATTAAAAGAATACGCACTACGAGGGCTTGGTGCACCAGTGCTAGAAATCAACGTAGACGACGACCAGCTAGAAGATCGTTTAGATGAAGCACTAGAATATTTTACTCTCTATCATTATGAGGGAGTAGAGCGCATTTATCTAAAACATAAGATAACTCCTTCCACCTTAGAAATTACAGGTACAAACGCTGCTAGTTTTAGCAAAGGCACTAAATTAACAGGAGCTACGTCAGGAGCTTACGGTTACGTTCAAGCCAACGAAGATAACAACATTATTCGTATACGTGAAATAACAGGCACTTTTAGCAACGGTGAATCAGTTTCTAATGGTGAAGCCACTGCAACTTTAATTAGTAGTGGTGCTTATACAGCTGGAGACACAGAAAACAAGTACGTTACTGTTCCTGATTATGTTTACGGTATTACTAGAATTGTCCCATTTACGCAAGGTTCTTCTTCCAAAGGGTTGTTTGATCTTCAATACCAATTAAGATTAAACGATCTTTACGACTTAACTTCTACTTCTATAATCTATTATAAAAGTGTAATGTCTCACATTGCTCTGCTTGATCTAGAGTTAAATGGATATCCACTTTATAGATTTAATCGGTTGACAAATCAACTTCATATTGATCAAAACTGGTCAACTGACATAGAAACAGACAATTATATTATCATAGAAGGTTACCGAGCTTTAGATCCAACAACTTGGACAAAAGTTTACAATGAGCCATGGTTAAAACATTATGTAATTGCTTTGTTTAAAAAACAGTGGGCAGTTAATCTTAAAAAGTTTCAAGGCATTCAACTTCCTGGTGGAGTTACGTTAGATGGTAATGCACTTTACGAGGAAGCCATGGCAGAAATCAATTCACTAGAGGACGAACTCCAAAATAAATCAGCACCTTTGGAATTCTTCTTGGGGTAAATAATGGCACGCAACGTTTATTTTTCTCAGGGAACTCGAAATGAGCAGCTGATGATGGAGGATATCATAGTTGAGTCCATTCAGATTTATGGACAAGACTTTGTTTATATCCCTCGCACTTTAGTTGCAAAAGACGAAATTCTTGGAGAAGATAGATTAAGCGAATTTAAAAAAGCTTTTTCTATTGAGATGTATCTAGAAAGCGCAGATGGCTTCGAAGGTCAAGGAGCTTTTATACAAAAGTTTGGATTGTTTATGGAACAGTCCGCTACGCTAACTGTTTCTCGTCGACGATGGGAACAGTTGGTTGGTCGTTATAAGACAGGTCCACTGGCAAATCGTCCATCAGAAGGAGATTTATTATACTTCCCTCTTACTGGTGGAATGTTTGAAATTAAATTCGTTCAACACCAAGATCCTTTCTATCAAATCGGTAGACTTCAAGTTTACAAACTTCAAGTAGAACTCTTTCAGTATAGTAGTGAGCATATTGATACTGGTGAACCTGATATTGATGCATTTGAAAATATCTACACAGAAGATACTTCTACTGCTAGATCTGAGATGTACGGTGTTAACTCTATTACCATCTCTAATGGTGGAGCTGGGTATACAACTGCGCCAACTATTACCATTTCAGGTGGCGGTGGAACACAGGCAGCAGCAACTGCAACAGTTTCTGGTGGAGCTGTAACAAAGATTACTATAACTAACAGAGGATTTGGATATAAAACTATTCCATCTGTAAATATAACTGCTGCTTCTGGTGATACTATTACCACACCAGCAGCAGCTACTGCTGCGCTTGGACATATACCTGATCTATCTGATTCGTTTGGTGATAATATTAAGTTTAAGGATGAGGCAACAGATATTATCTTCAGTGAAACTAATCCGTTTGGAGAATTGTCCTAATGTTAAATGGAAGCGTATATTACCACGGATTAATACGTAGAACTATCGTAGCATTTGGTAGATTGTTCAGCGATATTAAAATTCCCCGTTACGACAACAACGGAGTTTTACAACAAACTATTGCTGTTCCTGTTTCCTATGCACCAAAAGAAAAGTGGATAGTTCGTATTGAATCAGATCCTACGCTTAATCAGCACACTTATACTGTGCTTCCACGGTTATCTTTTGAGATAACAGGATACTCTTACGACTCTATTCGGAAAACCAATAGAATGGAAAAATTAGTCTGTGTTCAAGCAGACGGCAATACTAGGAATGAGGTGTTTTCACCTGTTCCTTATAACTTGGATATTACATTATATGCTTTAACAAAAAATACGGAAGATGGTTTAGCTATTATAGAACAAATTCTTCCAACCTTTACTCCTGAGTATTCTCTTGCAGTTAAAGCAGTAGATGATATGAACATTGTTAGCGATGTTCCTATTATATTAAACTCTGTTTCGGTGCAAGATGATTACGATGGTGACTTTAGTATTCGTAGGTTTGTAACACACACGTTAAATTTTACTGCTAAAATGAATTTGTTTGGTTATGTTAGTTCTCCTGGAGTTATTAAAGATGTTACTGCTAACTTTAATAGCGACGGAATTAATACCTTTAGACGTTATAACGCTGATCAGGCAACCCCAGTTGACGATATTAGTGAAAACTGGAGCGATGTTTAATGGCTGAAATTTATAATGCCAATAGCAACTTAAAGGCAGTTGGAGTAAGTGTAGAATTTACTCCTGAGAATGTAAAAGAATATATAAAATGTTCCCAAGATCCTATATACTTTATTGA